ATGTATCTGCGGCAGACCAAGCAGTTCTATGCCGATTTGGAGAGAATGGTGCGCTGGGAGATGGGAATGCCTGATCTCTGGCGTGAAATCGTTGAAGAGTATCAACGGCTGTTGGATCAGAAATCGGAGCAAGCGGCACGGGAGTTGCACGAAAAGCGGGTGAAAGCATGGCAGCGACAAAGGTTAAAAAATCAGATAGTGGACAGGGCTTTGGAAACGGTGCTGGTGGTTTTCGTAATCGGATACCTGATATGCCTAATGTGGATAATCAGTCTTCATCATCGGGGTCGTTTGGATACCTTTTTGTCCTGACACTGTTTGCACTGGTCTTTGTGCTGATGATCCCTCTGGTGGGGATGCTATATGTGGATACCATGGTTGTGAAACGGGAGGCCCGAGCGCAAATGGAAAAAACGGAAAAGTTGCAAAAGCAGATTGAAGACGAAAGGAAAAAAGATGCTAACTCTGTTCTCATCCCTCATCAGCTTCCTGATGGGCGGACTCCCAAAAATCCTTGAGTTCTTCCAAGACCGGGCCGACAAGAAGCATGAAATTGCCCTAGCGGCTATGCAGACCGAGCGGGAACTGACCTTGAAGAAAGCTGGTCTGGAAGCGCAGGAACGCATTGAGCATATTCAGACCGAGCAGATTCAGATCAACGCCGAGGTCACCAACGCCCAGACCGCCATGCAGGAGCGCCAAGCCCTGTATGCACACGACATAGCCTTGGGTCAAGGGGCCAGCACTTGGGTCATCAACATGCGTGCGGCAACCCGCAGCGTCATCACCTACGGCATGTTTGCCATGTTTATGTTCGTGGAAATCTTTGGCTTCTACTACGCATGGCACACAAATGTGGAATTCACCGTGGCGCTGGACAACCTGTGGGACGATGAAACCCAGATCATCTGGGCGTGTATCGTGAGCTTCTGGTTTGGCGGTCAGGCGTTTAAGAAATGAATCTCAGCCCAGAGGCCATCAAGGTCATCTGCCATCATGAGGGCATACGGTACAAGCCGTATCGGTGCCCAGCACAGCTTTGGACAATAGGAGTTGGACATGTACTTTACCCAGACCAAGCTAAGATACCAATGGATCAAAGAGGAGCTTATCCGCTTCGCCCAGAAGATAGCCGCACGTTTTCAAAGGATGAAGTAGATGGGATTCTCAGAAGCGATCTTGCAAGGTTTGAGCGTGGAGTGGCTCAGTTCTGCCCCGTTCCCCTTACACAAGGTATGTATGATAGCCTTGTTAGCTTTAGTTTCAATGTCGGTCTTGGAACACTCCAGCGTTCAACGCTTCGTCAAAAGCTGCTTCGGGGCGATAAAGCGGGTGCTGCGGAAGAACTCTTGAAGTATTGCATGGCTGGTGGGAAAATACTCAAAGGGCTGCAAAACCGTCGGATTGACGAACGAGCCATGTTCTTGTCATAGGAATCGAAATGCCCTTACAGAAACTTGCATTCAGGCCGGGAACCAACCGAGAAAGCACCAACTACGGCAATGAAGGCGGGTGGTGGCAGACTAACAAGGTGCGCTTTCGTTCTGGTATGCCAGAAAAAATTGGCGGTTGGGTGAAGGATGCTGGCCCTCTTGCCGCAACGTATGTGCCTCCCACGGGCACGATGTGGGGTGTATGCCGCTCTCTGTGGAATTGGATCACGTTATCCGGGTACAACTTGCTAGGCCTGGGCACAAACCTCAAGTACTATATTCAAAACGGGACTGGCGGCACCTTTTATGATGTGACGCCTCTGACGGGTATTCCTCCCGCTGCGGTCAATGTTGCCTCGAATGCGTTTACCACCACTGCATCCTCGTCTGGCACAAATCGGTATGTCACCGTAACTTGTAATGTGGCGGGGTATGGCGGGCAGACGGGAGACTTTGTAACTATCTCAGGGGTGGCCAGCGCAGTCAACGGCATCCCTGCGGCAAACCTTAACGCCGAGTTTCAAATGACATATGTGAACAGTTCCACGTTCACTATAGAAGTCTATGTCGCCTCTACCGTTACAGTGACTGCGGGTACGACAGGCGCGGCTACTTTTGCGTTTCAAATTACAACTGGTGGTGATGTGTTTACCATCGGTCTGGGGTGGGGTGCTGGTGGTTGGGGCGGCTCAACTGGGCCGTTATACACAACTACCCTAAACGGTGCTTTGGCCACCGTCGGCAATACCATATTGTCGGCTGCAATAGATAACGCTGTGACAACAATCAGCGTAGCCAGCACAGCCACACTCGCTGCTTCGGGCAGTGTTTTGATTGACAGCGAGATCATTTCTTACTCGGGGGTGACTGCTACGACTCTGACGGGGTGTACTCGCGCTGCTAGTGGGTCTACCGCTGCTTCGCATGTCGCATCTACGGGGGTAATTCAGTACGCCACATCAACCATCAACGTAGCGGATGCTTCTACTTTTACCTCAACAGGTGTGTTTGCCGTTGGTGGTGAGATCATCTCATATTCAGGTAAAACCGGGACTTCTTTCACAGGATGCGTGCGGGGGTATGCTGGTTATGTGACCGCTCATGCAAATGGCGCGGCTGTTGCTCAATACGCCGCTACTGCCACAGGGTGGGGTTCCGCTGCGCCAGCAGGTCTTGGAATCGGTGTTCAGTTGCGTACTTGGAGTGAGTCAAACTACGGGCAAAACTTGGTGTTTAACCCTCGTGGCGGGGCAATCTACTACTGGGTGGTGGACTCAAACCCCACTATTTTTAACCGCGCTCAAGTAGTTTCCGCGTCTAACAACAATACCCAGAACGGCATAGCGTATTGGGATGCAGATTCAACGTGCCCAACAGTATGCAACTTTGTGTTGGTGTCCGACTCCAGCCGATTTACCATTGCTTTCGGTACCAATGACCCAACTGGGACATACGCTACCACTACGCTTGATCCTATGCAGATTCGATGGTCAGATCAGGAAAACCTGTTGATGTGGACTCCTGCTATTACCAACCAAGCGGGAGATTACAGGCTTAGTCACGGGTCGGCCATCATCACAGCCCAACAGACGCGCCAAGAAATTTTGGTGTTCACGGACTCTGCCATTTACTCTATGCAGTACCTTGGCCCGCCCTACGTGTGGAGTTTCCAGATTTTGGGGGACAACATATCCATTGCTGGCCCCAATGCAGTGGCGTCTGCTACCAACATTACGTACTGGATGGGGTTGGATCAGTTTTATATGTACTCTGGTCGAGTGGAGATTTTGCCGTCTACGCTGCGTGAGTATGTTTTTACCGACATCAACAGAACACAGTCTTTCCAGTTTATGTCAGGCACAAACGAGGGATACAACGAAGTCTGGTGGCAGTACTGCTCTACCAACTCCAATGTGATCGACCGGTACGTGATCTACAACTACAAAGATAACGTCTGGTATTACGGGGACTGGGACAACTACGCAGGCGCTAATCAAGGGCGTACGGCTTGGCTAGATAGCGCACTTCGCGCTTCTCCAATGGCAACTACATATGGCGCTGCTGGCGTAAGTACAAACGCAATGCTTGTGTATCACGAGAATGGCGTAGATGATGGCACGGTCAACCCGTCTGTTCCTATTGTGGCCAATGTACAGTCGTCTGATTTTGATATCGGGGACGGCAACAACTTTGGGTTTGTGTGGCGCTTGATTCCTGACCTGACATTTGACGGCTCTAGCGTGAATCAGCCGACTGCATATTTCACAGCCATACCCAGAACTTTCCCCGGCGCAGCGTACAGCCCCTCAAACAACCCGGCTGTAACCAGCGCCCAGAACTACCAGAACCAGATTACGTACAACATACAGCAGTTCACCCAACAGGTCTACGTTCGGATTCGTGGGCGTCAGATGGCGTTCAAGGTCAGTTCTGGAACTACGGGCAATTCGCTAGACGGGCTTGGGGTTCAGTGGCAGTTGGGCGCTCCTCGTATTGACATTCGCCCGGACGGTAGGAGATAACATGGGATTTAAAACCGTTACCCCACCGCGCCTGCCCTCGGCTCCAACTGAGTACAACGCTCAGTATCAAGAGCAGTTCATGAACGTCTTACGGCTGTATTTCAACCAAATAAACAGCCCGACCCCTGCAATATTTGCTTCCGCTGGTGTTGGAACTTCCGGGGTAGTGGGGGGTTTAACCCTTGCACAACCAAGCCCTACTACACCTGGGCAGTTTGTCATTAGCTTGCCAACGCAAGCCGACTTTGCCAATCTGCGTTCAGGCGACATCTACTACGACACTTCAGGTGGCGCAGCCTCCAGCTACCCTTTGCGGATAAAAGCCTGACATGATACGATCAACCAACCCCCCATTTACGAGGCAAAAATGAGCCTTCAACAAGCCGCACAGCATCTCGCCGCCCAAGGGCGAGGTAAAGACACGACCCTGGTCCACATGACCCCCAACGAGGTTCGTGGGTTGCAACAA